CTTAATTCTTTAGATAATGTTACAAAGATGCACATTTCTGAAAAATATAATCTGAGGTTATATTAATAATCAATGTAAGGAAGAGAGGTGAGATTTTTGGATAACATGGAAATCATTCAAAAAATTGAGAAAGAGTACCTACAATATCGTAAAAATGGCGGATGGGTTTCTTTTCCAACATTCGCACATCAGTGGTTAAAGGAAAATAAAGAAATCATTAGAAAAGTGATTGATAAAAATGATTGAACTTAATTATGTAGCCTATCACAACGATAAGAAATGTAGAGTATTAACCATACCCTTAAACAATAATAAGATTTTAATCGAATACATAGACGATAAAATACGCAAAGAAGTAAGATTAGATGATGTAGAAAAGCTTCTGTATGTAGAACCTGAGGTAACAAATGAAAAGAATAATACCTAAAAACTAATTAATTAAAAAATATATAATAAATATTTGGGAGGTAGAAGCCCAGACGCATAATAAAATAAAATTTTTGGGAGGTTGTAACTATGACTATTACAATGCGTTACGATGAGTACAACAAAATGCAAGAATTTGCAAAGCAATTCGCCGCTAAACCGGGAGGAACATGGCCGATATTAATATATATCAAATTGACAGTTACAGGAAACACGGCGAAAGCTGAAGCACTAGACGGCTACAAAAAAGCGGGTTATATTATGTTAAATTTAACCGATAGCGAGGGAGACGGAACGATATTATTGCCCATAACAAGCAAATTAAAAAAGTCTGATGTATTCGCAGTTATTACAGATATGGAAAAAGAAATAGAAATAAGAACGGCAACAGGAGCGAGCATATACAGGAAACCCGAAGGAGAATTTTTAGACACGTCCGAAGTCTACCCAGGAGATGACCCCGTTGAAGTTTTTGGATTCGATCCTGTCTTACTATCGGACGCGCTAAAAGCGTTCAAAGGAAAAAACATGGTTAAGATTGAGTATAGAGGAGCAACAAAACCGCTCGTAATTAAAAGCGACACGGCGCAAGCTTTAGTAATGCCCGTAAGATTATCAGAATGAAAACCGTATGAGGAGGTTAAATAAATGTATATCAATCCTTTTGTCGCAGGAGTTCTCTGCACAGTATTTGTAGAACTAATCATTATTATAGCTGTTGGAGTAATCAAAGGAGGTAAAAAGAATGGCTAAAATTGCTTTATCTGATAGTTTTACTCCCATTCCGGAAGGTATTCATATTTTTCAAATTACTGATGTTGTTTATAAAGAAGAGTTTGGCAAGCTGGAAGTAAAAATGAAAACAGCAAAAGGACAATCGCATACCGAACGCTTTAATCTTATGAAAAATGACGGTAGCGTGAACGAAGGAGCTATCAATGCGTTCTCCTACTTCGCTAAAACCGCATTAAATGATTATACCTTGACAGAAATCGACCATCAAGACCTCGTAGGTTGTTTTATCAAATGTACGGTTGAACATGACGTTCTGCCCTCAAATAAAGACCCGAATAAAACGGTTACTTTCGTCCGACTTACTGATAAATCCCCCGCAGATGGGTTTGATGAAGATGTAGCACCACCGAAAAAAACAGAAGCTGCTCCTAAAAAAGATTCCGGTAGCATTGACCTTGATGCGTTGTTAGGGTGATGCAAAATGTCTAAGCTCCAAAAAGAATGTGCGAAATACCTAAATTCTGAGGGGATTTATTATCGCAAGACTAAATCCGGTATTCTTGCTTGTATAAACGGACAATTTGTAATGTTTGAGTTTGATGAAAAAACACCTGTTCGTAAACTAAAAGCAAGCGGCGGTCTCTGCTACCGCCCTTGCTCCCTCTCAAATTTTATAGGGATGGTGCGAACCATTCAAGATATGACTAACGGACGGGAGGTACAATCATGATGAGTAAAGCAAAAGACGATGAAGGTAAAATTAAACCCTCTCTCGTACCAACTGAAATAATTAGAGATATAGCCGTTGTTAGAGAATACGGGATAAAGAAATATCATGACCCTGATAATTGGAAGAAAGTTGAACTACAAAGATATATCGATGCTTTCTACCGTCATTGGTTAGAGTTCATCGATAAACCGGATTCAATAGACTCGGAGAGCGGTATTCCCCATTATAAACATTGTGCTTGTAATATGGCTTTTATATGCGCTCTTATGAAGGAGGGACAAAATGAAAATAGTTAAACCGAGTTGTGAAATCATAACACCTATAAACAGGGTTATTTGACCTTAGATGACATACATAAATGCCTATGGGAAGAAGCAGGAATAAAAATAGAAAGGAGTTCAAAATGAAACTAAAAGTAAAAGATGGTAAAGTTCAATTTATTATGGCAACAGGTAATGACTTTGTCCGTAACGAGATGAGCGTAAATGCAGCTAACTCAATTATCGAAAAAGGTAAAGTAACGAAAAGTACTCGGTTTGAGGGTTATCCTATTTGTGTAGACGAAAAGTTCTACTTCGCTGCTCCTGTTACTAAAAGAAAATCAAAACGAATGACATCCTCTGAGGTTGAGCCGCAGGAAGTCTCTACTGAGGAGTAAATAGCCATGAGATACGCTAATCTCCCTCCCGATATTACCGCTCTTCCTCAATGGGTATGTGTATGGAATAACTCTAAGATACCAATGCAAGCTCGTATAAAAAAAGCAGCATCCTCCGTCGACCCAGAAACATGGTGTGATTTTGAAACGGCAAGAAAGGCGGTAGAAGATGGTATTTATGACCATATCGGTTTTGTTTTTAACAACAATGGAATTGTAGGCATCGACATTGATTGTGGTTTCGATGACGATTGCTTTCTATCCGAGGTTAGTATTGATATCATGCGAGCCTGTCGTTCTTATACAGAACGCTCTCGGAGTGGCAGAGGTGTGCATATCCTACTTAAAGGAGATATACCGTTTAAGGGTAAAAATAACGGCAACGGAGTGGAGATTTACAAGAGTAGTCGGTACTTCATCGTTACGGGCGAGAAGCTCATATACGAAAATATAATAAGCAATCAAGAAGCTATTGATTATGTTTTGGAAAAATACTTCCCCGAGACTGTGAAAGAGTCCAAGAAGTCCGGCTACTCTCAGCGTATCTACTCCCCCATTTATGTAAAACCGGAAAACGGTAAAATTATTATACGACCAAAATATCCTCCAATCTCTGAAGGTATGAGGAATTTAAGTCTTACTTCTCTCGCCGGGCAAATGCACAGTCAGGGCTACTCGAAAAAAGAAATATATCGAGAGTTATTGTACGTTAACAAAGTTGCTTGCTCCCCTCCCTTGCCGGAGTATGAGATTCAAACTATTACTAATAGTATAACACGATATAGGAGGTAGTGAATATGAAATGTAAAATATGTGGTACAAAGTTTAAGCCTAAGAAGGAATATAAGTACATTGTAAAAGTAACGAAGAGTACTAGCATGGTAACAGCAGACGTTGAGTACTATGATGCGTTTGATTGTCCTAAGTGTGGTTGTCAGCAGTTAGCTGGTTTAAGACACTTGGAGATATCTAACATTTTCACGCAAGGAACTCGTAATTATACACAAACACATAACACAGACAAGAGTTATCAACCCGAAAAGGAGGTGGAAAATGGCTAAGTATCGAAAGAAACCAGTAGTTATTGAAGCAATCCAATATACTGGAAATAATATCGTTGAAATCATAAAATTTATACAAGAACGTGCAAACGGAAACAAGTCAAGATATTTAAGATACAATGCTAATAAAGGAGAATATTTTATTCTTACTCTTGAAGGAAAATATGAGTTAACAGAAGGAGATTATATAATATGTGGTATAAAAGGCGAGTTTTATCCTTGCAAGCCTGATATATTTGAAATGACATACGAAAAAGTAGAATAACAGGAGGTGATTTAGAACGGCTAAGAATTGTGAGACGTGTCAAAGATTTAATAAAAGAATTAAACAGTGCCACGTCATGAAAGAATTGATAAAGGATTGCTGGGCATGGACAGATGATAAGGATTGGTTTAAGAAAGTTAAACAGGCTGTATACGAATACAAAGAGACAAATGGAGGTACAAAATGACTAATTATATTAAAAATTTAGGAATCAATGTGGTTATAACCTCCCCTCCCTCCGATGCCGAAATTATTGAATCATATATGCCCGAGATGTGGTATGAGGATGATAAAGGTAAAAAACGCTTGAATGAGAACGCCTTTGCGGAAGCTTTTAGAGATGTTAACCACCTACAATATAATAACGGACTATTTTATAGCCGTAACGGTAAAGTTACCGAGGAATCGCTTTTGAGAGATGTGTGGGAATCAATACGAGATATAGGGATTAAACAAGATGTAGAGCGAATTACAAAAAAACTAATGGGAGCAATTAAACTCGCAAGTACAGTAGATAATCTTCATGTCGATGAAAACCTTATCCCTTTTGCCAACGGTGACTTTATTGTTGATAAATGGGAGTTCAGAGGGGACGAAACTTCTCCAACTCCTTATAGATTACCTGTCCCTTTGAAGTTGACTTATGAAAGAACTCCTAATTTTAATAAGTGGTTGAATGATTTATTTTACGAGGATGATATCAAAGTGCTTCAAGAATATTTAGGGTATTGTCTCGTCCCTACTACAAAAGCACAAAAAGCATTATTTCTTGTTGGGGAAGGAGGTGCAGGGAAATCAGTTATAGGTGTAATTCTCGAAGAACTTCTTGGTGATGCGTTAATTAGTACACAAAGTACACAAGAGTTTTTGCAAGACAAATTTAAGCTACCAGAGCTTGAACATAAGCTCGTATTATACGATGATGACCTCGATTCTTCTGCCTTGTCTGAAACAGGGTTGTATAAAAAGCTAATAACAAATAATATTTCCATAACCGCAGACCGTAAATACGGACAGCCGTTTAAGTTTACTCCCCGTGTTAAACTCGTTTCTTGTTGCAATAAAATGCTTACCTCTATTTACGACAACACAGACGGCTTTTATCGTAGGTTATTACCCATATTGATAAAACCTATTAGTGATGATTTTAAACCAGACTTGCATTTTTATGATAAAATACGAGCAGAAAGCAAAGGTATATTACAATGGGCTTTGGTTGGTTTAAAAAGGTTAATTGATAATAATTGGGTATTATCAGAAAGCGACCGTACCAAAAATTATTTGAACCAACATAAGAGTCTTGGTAATCATTTTCCGGAGTTTATGGAATCTGTTTTCACATTTGATACCGAAGAAAAAATCAGCATGACAGAAATCATGTCGGTGTATCAAGTATGGTGTAGGCAAAATGCTTGCGATGCTCACCGACCGAGAGTGCTACAAGTTTGGTTATCTGATAATGCAGAAAAGTATAACATAGTTAAAACTAACAATGTACCGAGAAACGGTAAATATGTTAGAGGATATAAAGGGATGGTGATAAAGCCAAATTGGAAAAATATAGGTAAATTTTCGTTGGTTTAACCTAGACAGTTCCTAGACAGATAAAAATTTAAGTGTCTAGAAAATAACACGAAAACATAATATAACACGAAAACACATTAACGTAATATAACACGAAAACACATTAATGTGATAACATAATAACGTATTCACCTAGACACTTATCCGTCTGAAAAAAAAAGAAGTGTCGATTCTCGAAAGCATTATTAATAGTGGTTTTGTAGTACCCTCTCGACAGATAGACAGATAATTCTCTTACCCTTTATATAGAGAAAAGGAAAAATATAGTAAATATATATATATATAATATATAAAGAGAAATAGGGAAGTGTATGTGTCTAGTGTCGAGATAATTAAAAGGAGGTTGTAAAATGAGTGATAATAAAAATAAACCAGTTAAGAAAAGAACAAGAAAAGACCTCTCCTGGAACGGAAACGAAAAACTTTTACCGGGGGATAGGGGTCGATATTTGAGAGCAGCTCTTGGTAGTTGGAATTTGCCTGTGATTGATATATCAGATGAGAAACAGGTAGAAGAAAGGATATTGTGGTACTTCAATCATTGCATTGAGAATGACTTAAAGCCTACAGTGATGGGTCTATGTAATGCACTTGGAATTAGTCGTGATACCTTCTATAGGTGGGGTATAGGTGAATACAGGACTGCAACACACTGCGACCTAGTTAAAAAAGCGAGAAATTTGCTCGAAGAATTGTGGGAAACTTATATGGTCGAAGGTAAAATTAACCCTGTTGTTGGTATCTTTCTCGGCAAGAATCACTTTGGCTATGCTGATAAAAAAGAAGTCGTTCTCGAACCTCGCCAAACAGTTGTTGAGCCTACTCAGATGGACGATGTATTAAAACTCTATAGCGGTGAGGAAGATTCTGAGGAATAACGACCGAAAAATCGTAGAAAGTCGCAGAAAGCAGAAAGAACTTTTTATTTCGGAAAAGCCGCAGAAAGGCGTAAAAAAAGCCAAAAAAAAAAAATCAAAAAAGAGACTCTTTCGGATATTTTTATC